TCAGTAATGTCAGTCCATAATCGAAACAATTCCAGACTAACAGCGCATTTCCGCGCGTAGCATCAGCCTGCCAGGCGCGTTTTTGTTCGGTCGTCAGCATGTTCATTCTCCTTTCACTTCATTTGCTTGCGAAGACGGCTGATCGCTTCGATAAGACTTGGCTGTTCCGTAACTTTCACTGACGAATATCCGCCAGTAGTTTTGGTGAATTCGTCAGCGATTGTCTGCAATTGCCCGATTTTACGACGCGCTACTCCGTCACTGTAAATTTTCTCCAATTGCGGAGCTCGCATCATCATCATCCCGAATGCCAGCATATTCCATGCTGCGTGGCTCGCATGATACAAACCGCTGTCGGCGTCGTAGATTTCTCCACTTTGAAGCTTCAGAGTGTGACTTAATGCTCCGCGAATAAGATCGTCAAATGGAAGTCCTTTTTCGAAATTGTGTGGAGCATATTTCTTTGCGCCATGCTCCAGCACCAATGCGATCATCGCAGTAAATTCTGGCGGCACGAGATCGAATGGGACCTTCCCTTGCTCGCGCAACGCAGTATCACCGACAATTGGCTTAAATTGCTGGCGTGTATTCACCTTCGCAGCTTCGGCAATTAGCCTTTCGAGTGGTTCTTTGGTATTCTCTCCTGCCATGATTGTCTCGGCAACTTCATTCACTGAGTTTTTCTCATCCATGTGAGGGTCCTCCTAAAGTCCCAAAACTTGGGCATATGCTTCCACTTTGACTGTTTCGCTCGCATTGAGCTTGAAATTATTGCGAAGATCATTCACAACTTCAATTAATGGAGTAGCATCTGGATTGTCGATATGGACTTCAAGAAATTTGAAAAGTGCACGTTTGCGTTCAGTTTGCGCCGCATTGATATCTCCAAAATTGACAATTTTGTCGCTTCCAAATTGTTCAGTGACGACGAGGGACCGCACAACTTCCATGAAGCCTTTTGCTTTCTCCCAGTCAATTTGACGATCTGTCAATTCGAAGTCATTTTTCGTCAATTCAAACAGCAATCCAAATAATTCCCGCATTCCAGGTTTACGCATCAATGCAGCATTTGACAGTGCTACAGTATACAATTCGCGGAATTTTTCTTTCGCTAATTTCTTCCGCATAACAGCGCCTAACTATTGACTGGCATTGCATTATCTTCGATGTTATGCTTGGAGACCGCCAATGTCAACTACTGAGATTACTGCTGAGATTGTTGAGATTGTGAATATTGTCGCCGACTATATGGTCGCCGGTATTCCAACTTCGCAAATTATTGAAGTTACTGGCTTAACATTAGACGAACTTCAAGAAATTCAAAATCTTGAAATCTATAATAGTCGACTACGTGAGTTGCGTGCTGTTGAAGTTCAACAGCAAGTCGATCGCACGAAGTTCGCAAAAAGCATCATGACAAACGCATTGTCGAATCTCAATACTGCAATCCGTGAAGACGTAACGAATGCTGAATTAGCAATGAGGGCGGCATTGACAGTCGATAAACTCGCACGTAGTGGCGCAATTAACGGTAAGGGCGACCTTCCGAACGTAACAACTCCGACCGGCACTGTGACGCTTTCGCTTCCTGCGCATATGATTGCGGTAATTGCCGGAATATCGCAGGAAAAAATTATTAATCAATCTGCGCATCTCGCTAACCGCGATAAGCATGTTGGCATGATTGGTTCAGAAGCATTGCGTGAACATATGGGGTTCGCAGCACCGATAAATGACGATGAAGTAATCGACGCTACTGACTTTATGGAAGTCGGAAGACTTTAATAATGCAGAATGTGAATGCCGATAGAGCAACACTCATTGCACTTGCTAGACGAGACTATGATACATTTGCAACGCTTCTTATTCACGAACGTCTAGAATATGGAATAACTGAATATCAACGACGTGTATTTTGGCGTATGGTGAGTATGGATATTGAACGATACGCTTGCGCATTGCCACGTGGGCATATCAAAACAACATTATTGAAACTCGCAATTGTATATCTTTTAACATATTCTGATAAAATCGTATTCCCACTTTTTCTTAGTGGCACGCATGATTTGGCCAGTGAAGGTGTTGGCGATATTGTCAGCATCCTTAAATCAGAAACCTATACGCAGATTTTCGGAGAGGTCACATTCACCCGCAGCCGTTCAGAGCGTGGTGATTATCATTTTGAATTAACAAAACACCTTCTTCGCGATGATAATTCGATCTACGTTAAACAAGCCGAATGTGTGCTTCGCGGTCGTTCATCTGGCCAAGCATTGCGTGGAACCAGCGTCAAAATGCGTCGCCCTGACTTCATTGGAATGGACGACATTGACCAAGATGACGACATCAATGCGGAGAATGGATACCAGAAACTAAAAAATTGGGTTTATGGACCAGTTCTGAAGGTTGGATACCGCACCACTAAATTTGTTCATATTGGAAACTATATCGCACGGCAATGCGTAATTGGTGATCATGTTACTGACCCTGCATGGGTTTCAGATCATTTTTCCGCATTGATCCCGGAAGGAACGCCCCTTTGGCCCGAATATTGGACTAAAGAGCAACTTCTCGCAGATTTCAAATTATATGAGCGACAAGGTATGGCGAATGTTTGGTTCGCTGAGATGCTCAACAATCCGCTCGAAAATGCAAGCGGCATAATTGGCTTTAGTGATATTCGTTTTCTTCCTGAATTGCAGCCAGGCGCTAATGGTGTGCAGTATCGTTCTGCATTTATTGTGGTTGACCCGGCGATTAGCGATACCAAGAAGGCGAATGCGACGGCAATTGCTGTTCACGCATACAATATTGAACGCGACATTTGGCAACTTGCTGAGATTCATTCAGAAGTTGGCCTAGATCCGCTTACAACGTATGCGAAAATGATGGAAATGAGCGTTAAATGGGGCGTGACGATTTGGTTCATTGAAGCTGTTGCATATCAAGCTTCATTGTTGCCGTTATATCGTGCATTCCTTGAAAACGTCGGATCAAATATTCGGTTATTGCCGACACCAGGTTCCAAAAAACGCAAATCTGCGCGCATTATTCCTTGGATTAATCTCGTTAAAGCTAAGGAGTATGCGTTAAGCTTGGGGCAACTTGAAATTGTCCGCGATATGATCGCCTATAAGCCGCAGAATAAAGAGAATAAAGACGATGCGCTAGATGTTGGTGCTTATTTCATTCCATGCCATACTGAACATGGCGTGTTGATTGAGAGCGCCAATACTACTATTATGCGTAATTCCGATGATCGTCAAACACTCGACGGTTCAATTTTCGTGAGGCGCTGAAATGAGCTCTGAGAAACAATACACGAATGTTCTTTGGAAGCGTCTCTTTGGTGAGAATTCTGAAAGACCAAAGAATTGGATTTCTCATGGCCGAAATCAGGAAATGCCCCGGCCGACGCCGACCAATGAACAGCATCATCCTGATTTTGCTCCACTGACGATTCTTTCAAATGAAGATAATCTTGAAAGAATTCAAGTCAATGAGAAACTTTTTCTTTCTCGCGACGATCACGATCGTCTTTTATTGCATTGCCGCACTCATCTTGATAATTTTAGAATGATTGCGCGCAACCGTCATATTGCACGTATGGAGCGTGCATGGCGAGCATTTCAAGCTGAGGCCACTGAGGGCCTTAATCATGATGAAAGTGCGCAGATGAAGTCGGCGACGTCGGCTTTGCGTCTAGAGGATTACCTCGAATTGCCGTTTGTATTTCAGAAATTGGAAGATTTGGCGGCAATCATTGGGAATATCATTTTCCCGCCGACAGGAATGTATGCGGCAGTTAGTAATAAGCAGAAAATGGCGCTAGCCCGCAGTTTCTCTGATGAAATGAATAAACATGCTAGGCGTTTTGCACATTATCCGGAAGCAATGAATGCGTTACGCAACATGCTTCGCTATAATGTCGCTGCAATTCAGGTCTCATGGGATACGATCTACGGCCAAGTTAAAGTTGGCAAATCACCAAATGATCGGCTTCAATTCAAGAGAGGCGCTATTTATTCAGGTAATCGGCTTAAGTCGATTGACCCATTCAATCTCTACTACGATCCATCAGTTTCAAAGCTTTCGGAGCTGGGAACGAATGGCGAATTTGTAGCATATGCGCAGCGAGATAGTCTTTTTCGCGTGAAAGCGCGCATCGAAGCGAAAGAATACTTCGGTTCAACTGAATTCGAAGATGAGAATTGTGATGTTGAACATAGCGGTGTTCTTGTTTCAAATTATCCTGGATTTTATTATCGCAGTCCACCTGTGGCTGTTGAGCATTGGGAAAAGAATAATCATAATCAACAGTATGGCGAACATGAGCTGCGCGGACATGTCGGTCGTGATACTGACTGGGCGGAAGTTGCGATGGCCGGTTCGGCTGGTATGGCAATTGCCGGTGCAACTGGCGGTCTGGCCGTTCGTGGGCAAGTCGAAATCGTGCATATGTATGTGCGACTTGATGCTGATGATTATGGCTTGATGAAGGATAACGATGATGGACAACCAGAAGGACAAGAGCAAGAAGAAGGGATTACTGTTTGGCATATTGTTATTCTTAATGGTCGTCGAATTTTGTTGGCGGAGCCTGACACTTCGCCCCACGGATTGCTTCCAATTCAGGTGGCCGCACTAGGACAAGATGATAATTCTGATATGCATGAAAAAGCTATCGCGGATTATCTTGTTCCGTTCCAGCAACATATGAGTGATCTGCTCGCGAAGCTTCAAATGGGAATTAAGAAAGGCTTGCTCGGCGGAATAACGCTCTATGACGCGAAGCATGTGAAATTGGATAGTTCTAAAAATCCGCTCGGATCATTTGTTCCTGTCGAAAATCTTCCGCCTGATGGTGATATCCGACGTTATATCGCACAATTTAGTGAAACTCCGGATACCTCACGCAGTATGCAGCAAATTAAAGATTTGTTGCAAATCATGGAGCAGGTGATTCCAACTAATCAAGGGCAGCAAGTTGCCGATTTGCAGCGAGCGACTGAATTTCAGGCTGCTGCGACCGTTGCAGCATCGAATAAGCGCAGTCTCGTATTAGCGAAAGTTGCCGACGATTTGATGTTCAATCCAATTCGTCGAATGCAACTTTATAATATCATGGGAAATCAATCCACATTGGATGTGCCTGACGAAACTGGCACTCCACAAGCAATTCCGATGGAGAATTTTTATGATGCTGGATTGGAATTCGATATCAGCAGCGGTCTAATTGGTATTGATCGCCTCATCATGTCGAATAGGCTCTGGCAGCTTATCACGGCTGTCATTCAATCGAATATGGCGCAGACTACAGATATGTTTGCGCTTCTGGACTATTATATGACGTTGCTTGGTGATCCTACTGATTTCCGAGCATTCAAACTTCAATCTCCGTTCGATAATATGACGCCAGAGCAGAAACAAATGGCGGTGCAAGCGCTTCAGGCTGTTTCACAAGGGCAAGCAGGTCAAGCACCTGCCCTCGCTCAACCTTCTACTCCTCCACTCAAGCCGTAAGGATGCATTATCATGGCCGGTTTTGGTAGAAATGATGACGATCAGGTCGTCGATGAGGCGTTCGACCCGAATGCTGTCTATCCAATGGATGGAATGGATGATGAACATGGCGATCCGATTGTTGATGCACTTTCGGAACCAGAAGTGGACGAAGACGGTGTCGAATTGATTCCAAGGCCAGCTGGGCCTGCGCAGCGACGTGGTCCTCAGCCCGGATTTATGGGGCAAGGTCGTATTCCGCCGAATGATATTGCAGCGATGACGCGTGATTTCTGGAATAATAACCAGAATAATATGAACCCAGACCAACAAACAGGTAATCCACAGCAGCAATTCTACAACAATCTCATTGATAAGCTTGGAGAATTAACAGGTGGGCCAGATCGTTCCGCCGGAAATAACGTAAATGATGATGCTGGTTGGGATGCATTTTTCAATCAGCGTGGATTTGCGCCAGCAATGGATGTAATTACACAGAAATTCAACGACGCTGGGAATGACCCTGTGAAGACGCAGGCAGCAATTCGTGAATTGCTGGAAACGACTGCCCGTGCAACATATCGTAGCGTTGCAACAGACATGCAGACTGTTGTTACAAGAGCGTTACAACAAATGGTTCCCGCGATGATGCAGGAGCAATTACAGCGTGTTGATAATGAGCGTAAATATGGTGAATTGCGCGCGAAGATCATTCAGCGTAATCCACATTTCGGAGTTTCGAGAGTGGGGCCGCTGCTTGATCAGGTTTTGGCTCAGGCACTTACTCGCACCAATGGTCAATCTGAACGCGCACTCGCACTCGCTGAAGCATTTATGTCGCAAAATTTTGGCGGACCGCGGCAACCCAATAACACCGCCCGTAACAACCGAAGCGGCGGAACAATCAATTGGACATCCGTTGTCAACGATTCACGTCGTCGTTAAGAAGGGGTAATTATCATGGCCGTTGCAGGTATTTTTGCATCGGATATGTCATGGCAAGGTGATCGTCGGACAGATTTTGCTGGTGCAATTCTGCATACGATTGCTAGCGGTGACGCTCCGTTGTTTGCTCTCGCCGCTGGCACCCGCGACATTCGCGCGACGGATGTTTTCGTGCGGTGGCTTGAACAGTCGGAAGTTTCTGGCCGTGTGCGAATTCGCACCGCGCCTACTCCGGCGAATAGCGGCAATACGATTGTGCTTGAAGATACAAGCATGATTGCGCGCGGAACGATTATGCTGGTTGAAGCTACTGGCGAACATCTGTTCGTTGTTGGCGTCACTGGGCATGTTGTGACGGTGATCCGTGGCTGGGCTGGCACTATTATGCAGCCGATTACGGTTCTCAATCCGCAGCAGCAGTATACACAGGGCAATAATTATGCCTATGTGAAAATTCTGACGCGCGCATTTGAGGAAGGTTCTGATCCGCCGCCCGGTTACGTCTTCAATCCGTCGCCGCGCCACAATCTGACGCAGATTTTCCGTTCGACTGCGGAAATCACCGGCACTGCGTCGGCTGTTCATTATTCGTCGGGTCCTGCGATGCGTCGCACGACTGCCGAAGCAATGAATGACCACGCTATTCAGATTGAGAATGCGCTGCTTCTTGGTCGCCGTTCGGAAAACGTCCAGAATGGCAAGCCTCTGCGCACGATGAATGGTCTCGTTGAGCAGATTTTGACCAATCGCTTTACGATCCCAGTCACCGGTATGAGCTATAACATGATGAATTCGCTGACGGAGATTGTCCATCAGCGAAAGGTTCGTGGTATGGCGCATGAGCGTGTTTTCTTCGGCGGTAATCGCGCGCTGACGGTGATGAATGCACTCGCCAAAGCGCATTCGTTGCGCTATGTTGACGAGAATACGCGCAGATTTGGCTTGATGATCAATAGCTGGATTTCTCCGCATGGTGAAATCAAGCTCATCACTCACCCGCGGTTTAATTCCGATCCGCTGCTGGCTGGTGCGATGATCGGTTATCATCCCGGATTGTTTCATCGTCGGACGCTTCGGCCTACGCGACAGTTCCAGAGCAATTATAATGCTGGGCGAGACGCGGAAGCGACCTACTTCATCACGGAAATGTCGTGCCAGTATGGTGCTGAGGATACCGGGACGCTTGTCACTGGTATGTTCAACGCCGACGTGCGCGACGCTTGCCATCATCGCTGTTAAGCTCCAGCGCGGCGGTGATAACGGTGTGCCGCGAGTTGTGGGGCTCGCGGCACACTTAACCCCCACATGAGGATTTAGAAAATGTCTGATGAAGTTTCTCGCAGTGAGCAACTGAAGGCGAAATTGACGGCGGCTAAAACACAGGCGCAGGCGCAGGCTACCTCGCCTCAGGCGCAGGAGCAGCCCAGATTGAATACGACTATCATTCCAGAAATGAACCTTACTGATGCTTCGATGCAGCTCCATGCAGCGCAAGAAGCTGATGCGTTGATTGGCCGCGCACGCCAGGCCGAATTGCCTGATGAAGGAGCGCAGCGTATTATCAATCCGCGCGATTTGAAAGTGGAGGATGGTTCGAGTAGAGGCGAAGATGGCATTCTCCGCGACGAAAACGGTCAGCGAATTTTCGGTGTTTATCTAGCGCTCGGCGAGCATCAGTTGCAGCTTGCGCTGTATGATCGTCAGGGGCATCCGATTTTCTTGCCATTTACGAATAATACCCTGATTATTCGTGATGAAAATCTGTATGAACAGATTGAGGAAAACCTCAAGGTCCATCCGACTTATCAGGCACAGATGATGCGCTGCTCCTATAAAGAAGCCAAGATGCTTCTTGAATTGGCGGCGCGTACTCAGCGCGAAACTGCGCAGGTCGGCGCGATGGCAGCCCCGCTTGTGCGTGTTGCTGAAGGTATGCGCCAGCGTAACATGCAATTCTTCAAACAGGATATTGCATCAGGCTTGGAACCCGGCACAACTGCGATGCAGCAGCAGGGTGGATTTTAATAATGTTTTCCGAAACTGTCGATACGGTTGTTAACCGTAGCAAGCGTCCCGATAGACTTGTTGATTGCATTAATTACGTTAATGCAGTCATTCGGCAGTTGCACGGATTGCATTATTTCGGAGAAGACAGTCGGGAATTGCGTATCACTCCCGGCTGTCATGATAATTATTCTGGAATTGATTTCAATCATCATGTGCAGCATCATGGAACGCTTGGCGCAGCGACACAGATGTTCGCTGAGCCACCACATGGTTTAGGATTATTGAACCCGGCAGCGCTTGATCATCTTCAATACGTCGGCGGGCGGTCATATTATAGTGATCGTAGCGATAATGTGAAAGATAAACCGCACGTCTGGAAACATCCGAAAGAACTGCGTAAGCTTGAGGCTGTTCTATATGATGGCCGAAATTATGCAACTTTCAAACTGCCGAGCCGTCAGCAGGCATCTTTTTGCCATTATTATTATCGCTCGAATGATACGCACGTATTCGTTGGCTGGAAACAACGTATTGATCTCTATTATTACGTATTTCCGTCGTATATGTCGTATTATCGACCGGAAGAACGTCTCATTAAATTTGATCGTCCATCTGGCGAAATTCTTTATCGTAGCCTTAACGGTAAAGATTGGGTTGTTTCGCTTGGAAGCTCTGTGCTTGAAGAGCAGGCTTACGCGAAAAGCTGTGATTGGATGCTTGAGCGCTGGAATGAGTTAGTTGTAACACACGCATTGGCGATGCTTTACGTCAATCTGCAAGACCCACGTGCTGCGCAAATTCAAGCAATTGCGAAGCAGCTCGAAGCGACCATGATTGCCGCTGAAGTGAATTATGCTAATGGGGTGACGTGATGGCGAGGCTTCCGAAACGTGAAAGCTCGCCTAAATCACAGGTTGGCTCGAATTTCACACTCAATACGATGCTGACGATAGAGGGTTTCATCCCCTCTTTTGCACATGCACAACTTCAACAAGATACTGGAAAAGTTTACATCCTAAGAGGGCGGAATTTTGATTGGGATTTGCGCGGACCTCGTAGCGGATATGGTAATGATCGTATCAATTCGGGCTTGATTTCAGTCGATAGGCTTAAAAATCAGCCACGATTTTTCCGTATCAAAGAACATACATTCTTATTCACTGCGGGAACTGTATACAGATGCGATGCGGTATGCAGTCCAATTGTTGTTGAATATGAATTTCCGTGGCTTGTTTGCGGCGGCGAAGATGAAGGCCAATATCCTTGGTCGATGGCATATGTTGGTCAATATTATTTGTTCTCGCATCCATATGCGGGGATTATCTATTATGATGAGCTGAAAAGCACATGGGGAAAACATCCGCTTGATGCTATTTGCATTACTTCTTGCATTTATGGTATTACCGCTGCCAAGAACAGGTTAGTAATTCTCACTCGCGATACTGTTGTCTATTCCGCTTATGATGATCCATTTGCGTTGAAGTGTAATGCCTACGATGGAGCGGGCATCCAAAGTCTCGATGAAATTTCAAAAGGAATTCCTTATGGCGTCTATGAAACCAGAAATGGCTTTGTTGCCTACACAAGTCGAGGAATTCTTTCAGGGCGCGAAGTTCCCGCGTCGCCGTTCCAAGGCGCTGACCCAGGAAACATCAGCATTGGAACCTTGGCGTTGGTGCAACCCGCCTTCAATGTCGATTGGCACGCAGATCAAATTGTGCCAATCTCGCCAAATGCAATTGCAGCTGTTGCAGGCTTGGAGCAAATTATTCTCACTAAACGTGGCTTTTATCGGATTGATGGAAACCGTAATCTCGGTGAACTCAATGAAAGTCTTGCATGGCAGACGTTGATTGGCGTTTATCTCGCTGATAATGAATTTCGCGATAATCGGAGCGTTAATCTTCGCGATTATGGCGCAGTTCGTCTCGAATATGATTGGCAATTTGGCCGACTGTGGGTTTCATTTCGCGAAGATAAACAAATTCCATACTCGCGATGCCTTGTTTATCAATTTGATTATGATAAATGGGGCAGTTTTGATACAAAACATTGGTGTGTCGGTGCAACACATATGTCGCGAATGGATTATAATAAAGCGAAATGTTATGGTTTCTTGGCTGAAACTGGTTTCATTGCTGAATTTCGCCTTACTGGCCATTCATGCGTTCAAGGCCATGCGCCTGATTGCACGAAGACGCCCGGAATTTGCACTGATTGGTTCTGGCCACTCGACAGTTTCATTGAAATTGGTCCGTTCAAGCGCACAGATTATACATACGGCAATCGTATGTCAAATTTCGTGAACGTCATTCTCGATATGTCGCCAATGACTGGCACAATTAATGACGAACGATTTCATACACATCGCACGGCCGATGCGTGGGAAGAACGCGCGGAAATCGAATTTCCGACAAACTGCAAAGTGTGGCTTGCTGCATCAATTGATGGGCATCAACGCTTTTTATCTAACCATGAACCGCTCACTTTAACTGACGTTGATGGCCGCCGACGGCATTACGCTTGTTATAACACAGGCGTAAGCGCGACGCTGATGCTTAATGCGACGCAAGTTGGCGAATACTATCAACTGCATACTGTGCAAATCACGGCACACCTTGGTGGAGGTTACTGATGCAGTCCGCTCATTCAGATTTTAGGCAGGCAAATGGAATTCAAATCCATTTTGTCAATACGAATGTCGAACATTCGAAGCTTACGCTTGGTCAGGGCCAGTGCGCCTACATTCGCGATGCACACAAATTTTGCATCCATGATGGCGTCACTCCCGGCGGAGTTATGTGCTTCACCGGTATGACGCCCGGAAATGCCACCATTTATAAGGGCGTGAACGGCATTACGACGCAGTATGACGCGCTTGCAGACACGGTCACTATTGGCCTTGATCTGTGCGCCGCTGCGCCTGTGACCACACCTACGAGCAAATATCACATCGTTTGCGATGCTGCCGACAACATTGGC